TAGACCCATTCTCTAATTCTAAACTACCTTTGTTCCAAGATATAATACCTTGCTGCATCCACTTTGGTAGATTTTCATAAGCAGTCTGTAATCTATCCAAAAGTTCTCTTGCAGTTGCCGCTTTGTTTGCAAGAATACCAATGTTTACGTTATCATTGAATACTGCATAATGAAGCAAAAAAGATACCACAGTTGTAGACTTACCAGTCTGACGTGGCATCTTGCAGATATTAAATCTATTTCTATGGAAGTTATTAATTAACTTTTCTTGAAAGTGATAAGGTTTAAATGTTTGTAGACCGTGATCAAGAGTAACAATTTTTACATAGTTATTAGCAAAATAAACAGGATCATCTTTACACCTCATAAATTCAAGAATTTGTTCTTGAGTAAATTCAATAGGTGTATTTGCTTTTTTTAGTAATGGATTACCAAGATAGACATCACTCATAATAAAACCTACTTATTAATTAACAATTCCAAGCTCTAAGTGACTTGTTGATTCTTGAATCTGGATCTCTTGCAGTTTTTGCTGAAGTTAGTTTTGCTTTCATTCCTTTCATTCTCGCACAGAATGATGCTCTACGAGGATTACCTACCTTCTTTGAAGGTGATTTTAAATCACTTCCTGGATTTTCTCTTTCGTAAGATTTGCGTCCTTTTTCATTTAATCCACCAGATTTATTTTTACCTTCTTTTCTTTGCCATGCAGCAACCTCTACAATGTCTGCCTCTTCTCCCATTGGTTTTACATAATTTTTATTTGGTCCAAATTTTGCTGCACTTCCTCCTTGTGGACCAATCGCTTGAATTAAAGGTTGTCCTGGAAGAAATTCTGATACTGAATGATGTACCACTCTTCCGCCAGGATAAACTTTTTGAATTTCGTCAGTTACCTCTTGACGAGAAGGAAGTTTCGTTTGTGGGAAAAACATACGAATTGCATAATATTTTCCTCTCCAAAGCAAAGTAACACCAACAATACTGCCAGTCTGTGCTTGAAGTCTTGTTGCTTCATCTACTTGAGATTTGAAACCTTTGATTGGCTCTGGTTTGATTAAATCAACAACCTCTGCAAATGAATTTCCATTTGCATCTTCAATTGTTTGTTCTGGAACACAGTTTGGAACCATTTTCTTGCCTTTTTTCTTCATTCCAACTTGCTTATAACCAGACCAACATGCCTCTTCCATCTCTCCACTATCAATATAATCTGCTGCAGTGTCAATATAATCTGCTGCTTTGGTAATTTTTGATTGTACCCATGCCTCCAAATTACCCTCACCTTTACCAATTTTTTGTTCCAATCTTTTTAAAGCATCATGAATAGTGCTTAGTTCTGAACGAGCCATAGAATATTCCTGATCTTGAACAGAAACTTTATCCCAGGCTTTTTCACCATAAGAACACTCAGATCTAGTTTCTCTTTTGTCACAAAGAGGGCAATATCTTTGTTCTTCAACTGCTTCTGATTTAGTCCCCCAATTATCGGCACCAACTTTGCGACACTTAACAAGTGCTCCAGATGCATATGCACTTGGCCAAACACTGTAGCGAGACTTTACCTTGTTGTAGCAAGCATCTTTTTTGCCACTGCTTTTTCCTGGTTTGTCTTTAACTTCTTGTAGTTCTACTTCTTCTTTTTTCATTTTCTTTTTAGGACTATCAGTTGAAACGTATGTTGGTTTTGCTGCTCCAGTTTTTTGTTGTTGTCCTGGATCTGCTTGTTTTTTTCTTCTTGCTGCAGAACGTCTTTCTGCCGGTGTCATACTTGCTCTTTTTGCTGAAGAAACACATTTGGGAACACCTTCTCCTGGTTCATCACTGGCACACGTTCCACCTGTTACAACATTTACCCACCCAGACTTTCCATCTTTTGATTTTGATTTACCAAACCAATCACGAAGACCCTCTTCAGTAACATCTTTAAATTTTTTATGATGCTTTTTAGCATCAGCTTCCATTTTCTTTAAACGAGTGTAATAATCTGGAATCTCATCAAGATGTTGAAGAGCAATATCTTTTGCTAAATCGTGATCTTGAGTGTGTTCGTGTTCAATTGGTTCGCCCATATCAAGTTGCCTTTGAATAAAAGACACATCAAGACGATGCTTCTTAGCAATCTGCTCAACTGTTTTATGTGTCTTTAACTTAGGCATCACTTAATTGGATTTGATTTAGTTTCTTCACCTCTTGCTCTTTTCTTTCTCCCTGCACAATGGGCAAGTTGAGAAAATCCTTTTGGATTGGAGCAATCAATACTCTTTTTATATTTATTAGTCCACTCTTCTTGAAACTGTTTAAATGTTTTCATTTTCCGTTTGCTGTTTAAGTAGTTTTGCTAGTTCTGCGGTAGATCCAACAAAAAGTGCATTATTGACCGTTGTTGGACCTTTAGAAACTTTTTCTTCTTCTACATCTCTAAGTTTCTTCTGCAAGTCCATCAACTTATCAGTTGCATCTGCAACATTTTTAATTAGTTGCCCAGCAACTTCATATGCTCTTGGCATTTCGCTTTCTTGTGCAAGTTCAAGAATTCCATTAATAGCTTCTTGACCCTTTTCAATTAAAGAATACAAATTACCTCTTGTATATTCATAGTCTTTTTTGATATCTTCAACAGAAGATGATATTGCCTCTACCTTTTCAATTGAAGTTTCAACCTCAGTAGGAACAATTTCTCCAGATACATTAAAAGTATCGTTTAGTTTGTCAAATTTTTTAGTCATTTTCATGTTGTAGATCCATCAAAACCAAAATCATCACCTTCTTCCACCAAAGTGTTATCTGTTGAAGTAATTGACTTAATCTGGGATCCTGCTAAGTGTGATGTTATGGTAGTGCCATCTCTTCCACGATCAACAGTTAAAACATTTCCATTTTTAAGTCTTACATAAACCTCCTCACCTTCAAGGTCCAAATAAGTATTAACTGAAATTGAAGATGCATTATTAACAGTAATAAGAATATCTTCAGTTGTGATATCTTCTGCTAAATTAGTAAGAACAGTTCCCGTGTAATTTTTAATTGCTCTGGGTTCAGCAGCATAAGCAACTTCTCTTGTTGGAGTTGCTGTAGTATCCCCTGTAATGTAACTGATAGTGGCTTTTTTGATAATATCTTTTGTTGCCGTTTGTGTTGGACCAAATAGATATGTTTTTGCAGTAAATCTTAAAGTATAAATTAAAACTCTTCTAGTTGTAAAATTTCCCTCATAATCATCTTGAAATGTTACATTTTCCAAAACAATTGGGATATCTCTTTTCTCATTAATTTCATCAACAAGTTCCACACTTAAATTATATGATGGTTGAAAATATGGTAAAATCTGCTCAACAATTTGCAGAGCATCATCATTTAACTTTGTCATAATTGACAATTCAAACTGCATGTTATATGGAACTGGCATGTAAGTTTTTTTAATTACCGCTCCATCACTTGCAGACTTACTAGTGAATGTTTGTGTTGTTGATACCTTTCTGGAGGAATCGTAAGTTAATCCAGTAAATTCAAATGACATTCTTGGCAATGTAATTTGAACTGGTTTATTCAAATCTGGAGATTGCTCAAGTCTAGCTAAAAACTTTTGTGTTGGACCATATGCTAAAGGAACTTTGATTACATCAATAACTTGGTTTGAGTTATTGACATGTTTAATACTAATATCATTAAACAGAGAACCAAAGGCAATTACAGTTTTTCTTAGAATTTCGTTATAAAAATATTCAAACATTTTAGTAGTTCCGTATGATACTATTTAATCAAATAGTAAATTGTATTTATGGCATTCCAAAAGGATTACTTTCTGTAAAGTCAACAATATTATCTGCTTCAATTTCAATGTCTAAATTGTCTGCATATGCATTTTCAATAAAATTGTCACCTATTAAAGATAAAACATAAGATGCAGAAGAATCAGATCCAACAATGCTTTCTCCCTTTATGAAAGTTCCGCTTGAATTTGAAATTTCTAATCTATTAGTTACTGCATTCCAAGATCTTACTCTTGCAGTAACTCCACTTACACTTCCAGTAATAACTTCATTGTATTGA